TGGTCATCAGCTATTGTGAGCACACCGGACTTAAGTTCCGGCTAGCGAACAATGGCGATGATTGTGTGCTGTTTGTTGAGAGGGCAGATCTGCATCTGCTGGCAGGGATAGATGCCTGGATGCTGGACTTCGGGTTTACCCTAACCAGGGAGGAACCAGTCTATGAGTTGGAGCATGTGGAGTTTTGCCAAACACGTCCGGTCTGGTGCAGCACCGGCTGGCGTATGGTGCGTGACCCCCGTACTGCAATGTCCAAGGACTGTGTTTCCCTGCTGGGGTGGGACACACCCGGAGCTTTTGCCGCCTGGGCTGATGCCATTGGTTCGTGCGGGCTTTCTTTGACCACAGGGGTCCCTGTTTGGGAGTCATGGTACCGCCAACTTCGCAATCTTGGCAAGGAGGCGCCTGAGGGGGTGAGGGATTCGGTTTGGGATTCTGGGATGGGTTACATGGCCAGAGGTGTACCTGCTGGGGTTATCACTGAGGAGAGTCGATATAGCTTCTACAAGGCTTTTGGCATCCTCCCTGATCTCCAAGTTGCCCTTGAGGACCACTATGCCCAGCCCATTGACCTGAGCGGGCCCACCCCCCTGACGAAAGTCCAAGCAAAGATTATAGATTTGAATGAAAACCCTCTTGCAACATGGCTAGGAAACGCCAACCGCAACCTATGAGCATGCCCGCAGCGCGCCGGCGTCGCTCTCAACAACCGTCTGTCAACAACCGCGGCCAGACTAGCATCATTAAGTATTCCTCTATTGGGACCAACATTGCCTCCGGAGCCACCGGGGTCGGTACTGGTGGACGCAAGTATGTCCCCGGGTGGCCCGGCAGTATTGTCAATACTGCTGGGACGTCTGTGGTGAGTTATTACAGCACTGCTAAGTTCCTCCCTGGAACCACCATTCGGTGGGAGCCCAGCGTCGGGTTCACCACTTCTGGTAGGGTGTTTGTTGGGTTCTCGGACAACCCAGAGGTCATCGCCGAGATGGAGGTTCTCCGTGCCGGTGATGCCGCTGCGCAGCTTGTCTACGGGAACCTGGTGAAAGGCATGTATGATGTGGTCTCTTTCCCGGTTTACCAGGAGACTGACATACATTTTCCCCAGAGGATGCGCCGCAAGATGTTCGATGTGAACGTCCAGCTGGCCAATGATGTTAATGTGTATGACCGCTCTTGCCAACAGTCGCTGCATGTGTGGGTCGAAGGTTGTCCCAGCAGTACAACGTTGGGCTCCCTTTGGTTCCATGATGTGGTTGAGGTCGAAGGCCTTCACGCTGTACCGACCTAAAAACGGAAGAACCAGCTCTACTAGGCAGCTTACCCGGCAGCTCCCGGGAGGCGAAATTGTCGTAGAGAACTGTTAGGGCCAACCTAGTGCCATCTAGGTTGGGGGCCCCGTGAACAGACCCGAAG